AAATACTCCTTTTTTATTTGCGCGTATTGTACAGGAATATTTGCATTTAAGTAAGCCATAATTTCTCCTCATTTTATTGTACCCCAATTTGGTCCAGATTCATAGTCAACCTTATTGGGAATTTGTAAGTCAACTGCATGTTCCATTATATCTTTTATTTTTGCAGCTTCTAAATCATTTATTACAGATATATCAAGTTCATCATGTATCTGTATATGCGGTGTAATACCTTCCTTATATAATTCCAACATAGCTTTTTTAGTCATGTCAGCAGCGCTACCTTGTATTAATTTATTTAATGCTTTGTAAGTAAATGCTCTACGACTATCATTTTCATGCCAATAGTTTTTTTGTTTGTTACCATTTTTGTCAATAACAAATTCACCTTCATCATCTTTTATATAAGGACCCATAGCTTGAAGTTCCAACATTCTTTCATGATCTTGAGGTGGTATATATTTACCCCAATCATTACCTTTTAGTATAGGTTCGTATTTAGGAAATCTACATTTTCTATTTAAAATAGTTTTGATCTTACCATTTCGTTGTGCTGCAGTCATAAGTTTATTTGTAAGTTGTTTTACAAAAGGAACTTTACTATGATAGATGCCAAAAATTTCATCAGCTTTAGTTTTACTTACACCTAACTCTGCCATAAGTTTAGCTTTACCCATACCATAAAACAAACCTAAGTTAATTACTTTAGCCTGATTTCTTGGAATCTTAGCCATGTCCGCTACCAACTGGTGAAAGTCAGCGTTAGGATTATGATCATATGAATCTGCAATTTCATTTACAGATGCAAGTTTAAATCTTAATGCATACTCTGTAACTAATCTTGGTTCCTGTTGCGAGTAATCAAACGTACCCCATTTACAACCTTCTTCAGGTATAAATAATGATCTTATCAATGGACCAGTCTCTGGATCCTTTGCTGGAATCTGTTGTAGGTTAGGATTAGAATAACTAAATCTACCTGTAACTGTACCTCCATCATCAGATCTAATTTGATTTATTTCTGCGTGTATTCTACCCTTATGTTCGTGTCTTAATATTGTATCTATAAAAGTTGTATTGACCTTGTTTATTTTTCTAGCTTCTGCTATCATCTTAATTGTAGGATGTTCATGCATAGAGAGAAAATTTTTAGTAAATGAAGGCGCACCTGTTTTTTCAGTTTTGTCAAAAGGTAAATTTAATTTTTCAAAAACTTTTTGGATACTTCTTGCGGCCCATATTTGAGTTTCTATTCCTGTGTCTATTTTTATCTGGTGTATTAATCGTTCTTCTTTTCTGGTTAATTCTTTTTTTAATTGATTGGCTTTTGTCACGTCTACCCGCACCCCTAGGTAACGCATATCGACTAAACAAGGAAACAGATCAGTCTCTAAATTAAATATCTGTTGACAGTCCTCTTCTATTAATAATTTTTTCAGATGTTGCCAAAGTTTAAAAGTTAATTCAGCATCTTTTTCAGCATAAGCTCCTACTTCACTTGCAGGTAATCTCCACATGTCAGCTTTTGGATCAAGTCCTCTTGACTTTGCAGCTTCATTCAAAGCTCTTTCATTTTTACCTTCACCTAAATAAAACCATGACAAAGCATTAAGTGTGTATGCAAATCTATTCTCATCTAAAACAGAGCAAGCGATCATAGTATCTACGATTAAACCATTGATTTTTATACCTAAATTACGTATCCAACATACATCGTACATTGCATTATGAAATATTTTTGTAGCTGGACATTCACAAATATCTTTAAACCACTCTAAAGTTTTCTTTCTGTCCATGTTAGGAGCTTCACCATGAGCAATTGGAAAATACCATTTATCATTATAAGTTGCCACCGCAATACCAACTACTTCACCATTACCTGTAACTGCACCAGAACCTTTTGATTTTAAATCAGGATCTCTTGTTTCTAAGTCAATTGCAATCTCATCATAATCTCTTAGGTCAGGATATTCAGTGGGCATTACCCATTCGGTTTGTGTTAAGTATTTAGGTATTTTCATTTTTGTAATATGTATTTCTTTTCCACTAACTTATTTAATTTATTTTTATTACTAAAAGCATACAAAGCTGCATCATAAGTATGAGGAAATATTTCCCAATCAACTAATTTATTATAAATTTCAAGTCGAAACTTATGTTTGTTTACAGTAATATTTTTTGCTTTTAAATTTCTGTTAGGCATTATTTTTTCTTTTTCATATCATTCATTTTTAACATCTCTAATTGACAGTAATGTACTATCTTTTTAAGATCTTCAACTCCACCTTTTCTTTGGTAACGACAAACGTACTTTACAACGTTGCCTTGAAAAAATGATAAGTCATTTTTAGAAATGAACTCGTAAGGTTGAATAGGAAACTTTGTATAGTGATTCCCGCCCACCTGAGTGTATTGTGGAAATGATTCCTCAAATATATCTTTATGTGTCATAGTTGATACTCCTTTAATATCTTTTTTGCTTTCAGTTTATATAAGTTATTTCTTGCTCTTGTGATACCCACGTACCACACTCTATTCTCTTCATCTTGTTTGTCAACACTTAGACGAATACCTTTTTGTACTTTACCTCCTTGGTGTAAAGATAGTATTACATTATCTTCTTCACCACCTTTCGCTGCATGAATTGTAGATAACCAAACTCTTGCATTTTGAGAAAGTATTTCACCCCCAGAAATTATATTTCGAATGTAAAGTATTTCTTTCTGATCACCAACGAAAATGTCATACCAATTTTTTTCAGGATTCCAATTGCCATTGGGAATATAATCTCTAACATCATTAATTTCTTTATCTTCAAGTTTTCCTTCACGTATCCATTTAGTATAAAGCATCGCTGCGTTATACATTCCAACATTAAAACTTTTACCTTTATTGGTTTGATAATAAATATTTTTAGATTTTAATTGTCTTGCTATATCTAATAAATTGTCTTTAGTTCTTGTAAGAATCAACCACTTACCTTTTGTAAGATCAATTTGTCCTAAATTACTTATGTGTTGTGCATAACCTTCTTCACTTCTAGGAAGATATTCTTTGTGTTTCCTGATGCCTGATATACGATCTATTGCTATTTGAGATTGTTGCTGTACAGCTTTAGATATTCTTCTTGAATATCTTAAAACTTTTTCTGTAGCAGGTTCTTTTATAAATCTATTTACATCAGCTCCAGCCCAGGCAAAAATAGCTTGGTCATCATCACCAGCTAAATACATATCATCACAGTGTTCTTTTAATTTATCATATAGTTTCCATTGTAATGGTGATAAATCTTGTGCTTCATCAATAAAAATAGCTTTAAATCTAGGTATCTTATTGGACTCAATAGCTTGTGTAATTAAATCATTAAAGTCTAATAAATGATTTTTCTTTTTATATTCCTGTAAATTTAAATCAATGTGCTTGAGAGTAGGCCAGTATATATCTTTTCTATCATGCTCATTTAAATCGTATTCATCTCTTATGTCTATGTTTTTATTAATAGCTCTTTGTATCATTTGAAAATAAGGATTGTTGCAAGTTAAAAAATGTGTTTCTTCTTCATTGTATTTGTCTGTAAAGTTAACCCTTACATTCAACATCTTACCTAAATCTTCATAGTGATGTGGTTGAATAATATCTTCTTCAGTTTTATTTAATAAATGAAAACAAAATGCGTGAAGTGTTTGAAAGTATGGAGCTTGCTTTTCATCTACACCAATTCTTTTTCTAGCTTCACCGGCAGCTTTTCTTGTAAAAGCAAAATAACCTATCTTGTGATAAGGTGTACCAGTTCTAATGTAAGCATTGACTCTACGAATTAATCTAAACGTTTTACCGGTCCCTGGTGGACCATATATTTTAATTGGTTTCTTCACTATACAATATTCTCTTTATCTTCTATTATTATTTTTTCATCTGGTATTTCTTCTTTCATCAAATCACCTGCAGGTATTTTTAAACATCTTACAGGTGGAAATGATTTTTCACTTTCCCCTTTTGGAAATCTTTTTTGAATACCAAACTCACCTTTGAAATGAGTCTTAACTAAAGTACCTGTTCTAGGTCTGTCTTGATTCCATTCATTTCTTTTTATCTCTTCGTAAAATTTATCGTAGTCAAAGTAATAATATTCATCATCCTTTAATACAGCACCACTTTTAAATGAAGCATATGTTTTAGCTTCGGGTCCATTTACATAATCTTCTAAGTATTTCTTTAACATTTCAATTGGATTAGTACCAGCAGGTGGTTTAATATCCTCTTTAGTGGCCCATAGAGCGTCCAGGATAGGCTGATATTCATTATTCTTAATGATGGGAGGAAATATTGATGTTTGATCTGCTATAAGCGCTCTCATCTCTTTCATTTCTGAAATCTTTTTTATATGTTTTGCATGTATTTGAACAACTTTACTGTCAGATAGTTCTACATTAAAAAAATATTCTGGGTCAGGTTTATAACATATTTTTATTAACCCTGATATTTGAGGCCAACTACTTTCTTTGTGACTACCAATACCAAACTTTCTACGTAGACAAGTTCCCTTTGCACAATAAGAAGATATAGGTAAGTCATGACAAGTATGTCCAGCTGTATCTTTACTCCAACTTTTTATTTTTTGATTTACTTTGTCATCACCCCACACTTCATCATACTTAATAAAATCTCTTGCAGCATTTAAAACTTTTTTACCCCAATCATCTTTAAATTTTTTCTTAGCAAACACCATGTAATTAAATAAAAATCTATCTCTTTCGTCTTTTAATTTGTTCCCTGATTCCTGAACCTGTTTGCATATCATCTGTAAACATGGAGGACCATCCAATAAATCTTCTGGACCACCAGTTAAAATTTCTTTTACCTTTTTGTTTGATACTTCTTTTAATGATTCTTTTGTTTGTAAATTATCTTTTACTACGTTTACAAAATCTTCAAACTCTAGTTCTGTTCCATCTGGTAATAATGCTTTACGTTCTGTTTTCTTGAAATAAGGTAAGTTAATAAATGATCCAGAAGTTCTAACATTATCTTGATTCATTCCTAGTTGTGTTTGCTTAGGAAATATTTCTGTTTTAGAAGATAGTCCAAATAAAAATAATAAGTTTTGTAAAAACTCTCTAATTAAAGTTGCGGGTACTTTCTCTTCTGTAAATACATAAATGTGAAGACCATTACTTTTTGATTTAATTGGTATGACAGGTAAGTCTTTGTCTTGAATTACTTTTAAGTAATGATGAATATCAAAACTAGAATAATCAGATGGGTCAATATCAATTGCACCAAAGCTAGCCATACCTTTATCATCACATGCTTGTATACCTATTGCACGTTTACCATCCAAATGATCTTGATAATCTTGATCAGATATATTTCTTTTAGACCAGCCATAATCACCTGGATCAAATTTTAATTTGTTTGTTTGTGGATCATGATAACCATTGTTAACATTACAGAAACCAAAGTCTCTTTCTAACCCACTAAAATATTTTCTAAATTCTTTCATAATTTATACGGCGCCTCCAGTCTCCCTTCAGCGCCGTTGTTATAACAATGTGTTATACTATGTCTTCTTGTTTTTGACCAGCATCATATTTAGGTTTAGCAGTCCCTTTAGAAACTTGTTTCTGAAGTTGTGCTGCTATCTCATACATAGATGCATCGTCTTTATTAGCAACATCAAGATTTCTTACTCTTGATGGTTTGTAGACATGCCAGCTTTTACTTCCCGCAGTTCTTCCAATTGTGTTTAATTTATACACAGCTGAATAACTTGCAGGGTTAAATGAACCTTGATCATCTGTGAATCTTAGATTCTTGATAAGGTTATTTAACTCCCTCGCTGGAGATAAATTAGAAGATCTCATTGGGATCACTGCAGGTTTTAACTCACCATCTACCATTGCTAGTACATAGAAGTATGCAGTCTTCTCAACATAATTACCATTAGGTAATCTGTATCTTCCATTTTTTTCTTCCACAGCATCGGCTGGAATCTCTAAATGAGTTCCTACTGGAGCTGAAGCACTATCGCCTCTCTCCTGCCATTCAGGATACCTAGTTTGTGCGTGAGCGATTATAATATCTAATCCCTCTTCACCACTTATAAGCTTACTAAACCCTGATGCATAAATCATACCAGGTTTAGCTCCTTCTACATGCTTGGCGTCTCTCTCATTACATTCAGGTGACAGCTGATGTAAGATTTTCAGAATCGGTGTTGACACGTCATCTGACTTAATCTCTTCAGCTCCTTTACCAGAGTCTGCTCTGAGATTTATTGTTGCTAATGCACCTGCATTAGCTTTCTTTGCTACTTGACTTTCCATAGATTCTCCTTTGTTAGTCTATTAGTCTGTTGATTTAGATTTACCAGTTATCTTAGTTCGATATCCAGCAAATGTACTGAAATACTCTGAAGGAATTTGACCACCACGTGAATGGAAATCCTCCAGAGCAACTCTAAGGGTTCCGCCATGCACAGAAACTTTTTGTTCCGGTTCATAGCCTTGTCCTCTTGCAAGGGTAGCATATTGCTGCGCCTTGTTATCTTCGTCCTTTCCAAACCTCACTGTGATTTCATTTTTCACAATGTTGCCTAGTCCGTTCTCTCGAAGCCATTGACATGCCTCTGCTTTTTTTGGTACCAATGCAGTGGCAAAAAATTTATTAGAGATCTCTAATTCTGAACCATCTCTTAATTTCATGGTTTTAAGATTCATGGCAAGCATCATATCTGGAATTACTACTTCAGATAAATAGCTTTCGTTTTCTTCTAAATCTTTAATTCTATTTTTATAATTTTGTATTTCTTGTTGGACGTCTTGAAGTTTTTTTATTTCGTCAGAAAGTTTTTCTGGATTTGTCTGTTCCACCTGACTAGGCGCATCAGCTCTAAGATTAATCGTCATGTTACTCCTTAATAGTTTAATAGTTTAAATTTGTATTTGCACTATCCTATATAGAGATCTAATTTTTATTGTCAACTAGTTTTGAAAAATATTTAATTCTATTGCGTAATAAGAAAATTGTCTTCTGTCATATTTTAATAATTTAAATTTACCATTAGTAATATCAGAAGCTACTGCACACACCACACCAATTATTGCAGGGTCACCATACAATAATAAATAATCATCAGCTGTAAAATCTTTTAATGAGTTTTTTATTTCCATTACCATTGGCCCTGGTGAAAACTGCATTTGTTTTAAACGTGGAAACATAATCTTAATTTCGCCATACTTTAATGCAGGGGTAATATCAATCTTAGGTTGACCTGTGTCTCTATCTGTAGGTATTTCTTGGACCAAGTAAACTTTATTATCTGTATTTCTTTTTGCTTCGTAATTTGTCATTGACTTTTTTCTTTCTATACATTATATAACTTTTTAGAAAGAAAAGTAAATGTTAAACTATAAATTTAAAACTGAGCCATATGCTCATCAACGTAAAGCTTTAGAAGTTTCTTGGGAACGAGAATATTTTGCATATTTTATGGAGATGGGTACAGGTAAATCTAAAGTATTAATTGATAATGCAGCGATGCTTTACAATCAAGGTAAGATCAATGGGTTATTATTAATAGCACCTAAAGGTGTATATAAAAATTGGTATGAAGATCAAATACCTACACACCTACCTGATTATATAAATAAAAAAATAGTGCTTTGGAAATCTTCAGATAAAACCCATGAACAAAATAAAAAATTAAATACTTTGTTTCAAACTGGTACAGAGTTTCATATATTAATTATGAATGTAGAAGCTTTTTCCTATGACTTTGGTAAAGAATTTGCTCGTAGATTTTTAAATTCACATAATGCAATGATGGCAATTGATGAGTCTACAAGTATAAAAACACCCACTGCTAACAGAACTAAAAATATTTTAAAACTAAAGCATCTTACTAAATATAGAAGAATACTGACAGGTTCTCCTGTAACCAATTCACCTTTAGATTTATATAGTCAATGTGAGTTTCTTGGTTCTTGGCTCTTAAAAACAGATTCTTATTATGATTTTAGAGCTCGATACTCTGTTATGAAATCTATTAATCTAGGTTCTCGTAGTGTTAACGTAGTAGTAGGACATAGAAATCTTGGAGAACTATCAAGATTAATTGAACCTTTTTCGATGCGTGTTTTAAAAGATGATTGTTTAGATTTACCACCTAAAACATTTATGAAACGTCAAATCACAATGACTCCTCAACAAGAAAAAATTTATAAAGCTATGAAAAAATATGCTATGGCAGAGTTAGAAGGTAAAGTATTAACCACTAACAATGTAATGGTGCAATTAATGAGACTTCATCAAATTACTTGTGGTCATTTTACTGCTGATGATGGTTCGATACAAGACATACCTAATCATAGAGTAACAGAACTAATGGAAATATTATCCGAAGTAGAAGGTAAAGTTGTTATATGGTCTAACTATCAAAAAGATGTAGACACAATTTTAAAAGCTATTAGAAAAAAATATGAACGTGATGATATTGTTGTAGACTATTATGGTTTAACACCACAAGAAGAAAGACAAAATAATATAAAGAAGTTTCAAGAAGATGACAAGTGTAGATTTTTTGTAGGCACTACTCAAACAGGCGGTTATGGTATCACACTAACTGCTGCTAGCACAATGATTTATTTTTCAAATGGTTATGATCTTGAAAAAAGATTACAGTCAGAAGCTAGAATAGATCGTATTGGACAAGAGTACCCAATGACTTATATAGATATTATAACTGAAGAAACAGTTGACACAAAAATAGTTAAAGCATTACGTGATAAAGTAAATATTGCCACTCAAATTATGGGTGAAGATTTAAAAGCTTGGATATAGCGATTATAGTCCCCACTATAATCAATCCCGGCAGCTGAGTGCCTAACCTCCCAAAATAACTACAGTTTTTCGAATAGTATTACTATAATAGTAAACATACCTGCTACTAAAGCAGTCATTGCATAACGCATATGATTTTTAATTTCCTTAATATCGTTTTCTATTCCTGAAATTTTTTGGTGAGTTTGTTTTTGCATAATACGACAAAGTTTTTCGTGTGATTCTATTTTTTCTAGTGCTAACTCTTTTTTAGGCATTATGTTATAATTCCACGTTGTCTTAACCTTATTTGTTGTTCTTCTGGAGATAATAATGCCATTTCAGTGGCTGTCAATCCCCCATTATTTGGCACATTAGATATGTTAGCTTGAGCTGTTTGTATTACCTGTGGGTTAGGCATAGCGGAAGTCACTGCACCTGGTAAAGGTGGTGTTATTATACCTGCGTCAGAAAACATATCATCTGTTATGTAATCTGTAATATCAATGTCAAATTGATCTTGAAAAGATAAGTCTCTTAAATCATCTCTAATATCTAATAGTATATCTTCTACTTCTTCAAATGGATTCTCTTCTCCAATTCTTTCTGCAATTTCTTCAAACTCTTTTCTAATATTTCTAGATGGATAGTAAGGATCAAATTTATCATTACTTAAATCTCTGTAATCTCCTCTTAATTGTCTGTCTCTAAACTCTTTAAATATATCATCTTCATCTGCGCCTAGTATATCTGCAGCTTCAAGATTTTTTAACATGTTTTTTTGTACATTAAATCTTGCTTCATTTGCTTTTATAAATTTATCAATAACTTCTACAGGAGTTTTAGGTCCTCCAGATAACAATGAATCTGCACCACCTGTAAATAAACCCCTAGCCTCCCTAAGTCCTCTTTGATATTGAGCAATCTTAAATCCCATTGATCTAACAGGATCTAATTTAACAGCTCTATATCCAGCAAAACCTAAAAGCTCGTCTGGTAATTCAAAGAACTCACCACGACCTGATGGTTTATCCATAGCTGCTTGGTATAATCTTGTTAACTGTGGGTATGAAAAAGGTAGCATTGATTCTGCAAGATGATCAATACCAATTTTAATTTTGTCACCACCTGGAGTATTGTCATTCCATAATGCTCTACCATCATCTGTTACACCATTTCTTAATGTTAAATCTGTTAATGCTTCTGTGTAAATAGATTCAGATATAAATGGTGATGCAAGCTCACCAGCAGATTTAGCCATACCTTCTAATAAACCTTGCATTAAAACTTCTTCATCTTCAATTCCATTTTGAATATTATTTAATAAAGTTTGTAGTGGTCTAATAGCTATGTCGTATGCATTACCATGACTAAAGTCTATGTATTTTAGTTCACCTGTTTCTTCATCTCTAATAGGTAAGATAGTTGAGTTCTCTGACCATTTAGGTAAGTATCTTTTGATAGCTTCAAGTTCTTCGTTGGTAACATCGTATAAAGATTGAAAACCTTTTTGTATTCCATAAGGCGCTGCAGCTAATACAGTTGTCATACCTAGTAATCTTTTAATACCAATGTTTCTTAACGCTGGATCTTTTATTTCTCTGATAGCTCTTTGACCAATATTAGTTGTTGTTCTTAATATCTCAGATGGGAAAGACATGAAAGTACCAAGAGGTAGACGTCTTAATGCTCTAACAGTATCAGATACATAAGCATAGTTTGGAACAGTGTTTCTTACAATGTCCGCTGCTTCATTATCTAACATCTCTTCTGTAAACTCTCTACCAGCTCTAGTGTATGCATTTTTTAATCTGTATCTTTCAACAGCATAGTTAGCTATTTTAAACATATCGTCCTCAGCTGTGTATAAATCTTCAGCACCTTTCATGACAGCTTTAGCTCCACGTCCAGCTGAACCTAAAAGTTTTCTACCCATAGACTCTAATGGTTTTTCTAAATTTAAATTACCACCATAACCTATGTCTCCTAATATGTTTTTAAAATCGTTTACGTTTGTTTGTGAGTTAACAACACCTAGTCTTAAAAACTTTCTATATGCTTCTTGAAAATCTTGTTCATTATATTTGTAAGGTGTGTATTTAGATGCAAACTTCTTAATACCTGTACCTATATCTGTTGTTTTTAATGCTTCATTAAAAGCTTTAGCAACCACTGCAGGGTTTTCAAAAAATATACCATTAGCTGCAGAGAATCCTGTTGCAGAGAATATGTTTCTAAAGTGAGTTACCGGTGCAAGAATTGTTTTAGCTACCTGTGATGCAGCTTTTGGAAATAAAATTAAATTACGATAGCCCCATGTTGCTAGTTTCTCGACGCCTGTTGCATCTTTTCTTGGTTCAAATAAAAATTTTAAAATCTTACCACTCTCAGATAATCCATCTGCAATAGCTCTTGATGTATATTTACCAGCTAAAGGATTGACAGCATAGTCATCTTTAAATGCGTTAGCCACGTAATCATCTAGCTTTACAATCTCTTGATTAGGTAAAGCATTTTCTGCTGCATTTCTAGTTCCAAAGAAAAACCCTTTGGTCCCTGGTGCAACGGTTCCTCCAGCTTGTTCTATTTCTTTTACAGCTTGTTTTCTAAAATAGTCTTGATCATCTAATCTTTGAAACATTTGATTTTTTCTAGCAACAGTAGATAGTCTTGTCATACCATTGTACAATGAAAATCTAGGGTCAGACATTTCACCAAAAAATTCTCTAAATATTTTACTACCTTTACCAATCGGTTCGATAATGTCACCTTTTCTACCAGCACCAGATAAGGCAGATGTTCTTCTTTTACCAGTTAATATTTTACCTTCAGCATCTTTTACTAATACTTGTTTAAAAAATTTTTTAGTTAAGCCATCATCATTTTCTGCAGTCTTAGATGTGTATTTAAAAAATGGTAACTCGTTTGGTTTCTTAGCTGCAAGTGCAGTATCCACTAATCTATTTAATTGCTCGTCTACTTGGTTAACACTCTCAAAAGGTTTACCAGCTCTAGCTGCGTATCTTACAAATAAATCTCTAGCATTTTTATAAGCTTCATTCGTTGGCGTGTATCTAACAAATGGTAATACAGGTTTGTCTTCAAACACTCTGTATGTACCACCTAAATAATCTTTTACCCTTTGGCCCATGATTGATTTTAAAGGTGTAACGTTTGTCATGTCACCACCTAATTTAGTAGCTGTTGATATAAGAGTAGTAAAAGCATTTCTTGCTTTACCTAATGTACCAAACAATTGATTGATCTCTGGTTTTTTTAATCCTTTTACTTTTAATTTTTCTGTAAGATCAACTACTATATCGTCCTTAATACCTTTAGTTAGATCACCAGAGAACATAGCATCGTTAATAGTTTCAAGCACTTCTGCTTTTTCTTTACCTGTAGATTGATTAAAAATAGTTTTTACAGTTGGAAACATTTTATTTAATGGCTTGTCTATTTCTTTAACAAGTTTCATAGCTTCATTAGTGTCAGCCATAGTGGCTCCTTTTTCAGCCATCTTTTCTTCAAATATTTTTTGTGGTTTAGCACCTCTTGCTCTTACTGCACTAAATATACTATTAAAAAATCTACTTAGTTTTGAATTACTAAACTCAATATTCTTACCCATAGTAGCAGCTTCTTTAATACCTCTACCTACACCATAAACAATAGGTGTAATAAACAAAGACTCACCACCAAACTTAACTCTATTTAATAACTTTCTACCAGCATCTTTTGATGGATCAGCTAAAGCTTCATCATCTAAATCTGTTGGTCCTCCTAATACATCTCCGATACTTCCTATATCTTCAACGTTTGCTACTAGCGTTTCCCCCGCTGCTCCGCCACTAACTGCGGCTGCAAATCTTAATTTCTTAGCTGACTTATTTAATTCATCTGCTTTAGTTGCACCTTTAATTAAATCTGGTCTTTTAAGATCTAAATACTTATTAGCTTTTTTACCTTGTAAAGCTTTTGTTGCCATCTTACGTGCAACATTAAAACCAATAGCTCCCGGTACACCAATCTGTACTAACGCTTCAACTAATCTACCTGCCGCTTTTTCTTGTGCTATCTCTTCAAATGGATTGATCTTATCAAAAAATACTTCAACGTCTGCTGCAAGATTTGTATCTGCACCTAGGTCAATTAATTCTGCTCCTAATGAAACCACACCTTCAGGTACTTTTATTATACCTGATGCTACACCTGCTAGCGCTGCACTAAAAGCATTTCTTTCATTACCTAATTCTTCATCACCTAAACCCATGAAGCCTTCTGGATCGAAATCTGTATCGTATGCCATTTAGCCTCCTAGTTTTGTATTAGTTCTTCAAATGTAATATTAGATTGTTCTATGAATGGAGTTCCATTTTCAGCTACACCAACTCTAGTGTAAGTATCTGTTATATCATCATAGTAAACTCCAGGGTTTACATCTTTTCTAAGATTACCTTTTCGATATAATTTTTTAGCTCTTGGTAATTGTACATTTACTTTAGCAGCTTTTAATCTATCGTAATCATTTAATTCAAAGTTTGATCTATTCTTAGCGGTAGGCATGTCTTTCATGTCTCCTGATTTAACCATAGTTTCAGCATAACTAAATATTTTTTCTTGTGGTGAATCTGTTTTTAAGAAAGGTGACTTAGCATAAGTAGAGTCAATAAACTCACCCATTTTAGTTTCTACTCTAGCTGCGTATTCTTCAGAAGTTTCATTTTCTAATTGTGGTCCAACAGACATCTTAGCTTGTGCTCTTACTTTTTTAAGATCATCAACACCTAATGTGTCGATAGCTTTAGCTCTTAATGCAAGGTTTTCACTTCTTTGTGATCTTTTATTTTTAATTAAATCTTTTAATGGTTCTTTAGCTGCACCACCTGCTGTAGATAATAAACCTTTTAATCCTCCACCACCTGTAGGCGTTTGAGTCAATAAATTAGGTCCAAACTGTAATAAAAAATCTGTAACTGGATCAGAACTCATGTCTTGTCCACCACCTCTAACCAGTTTAATGTAATCTGTGATATCTTCTTCCTGAACCCTGTCGCCAAACTTATAATTACCCCTGTCTACGATACCAGTCATAACGCCTGAACCAACGTTACCACCTTTTCTAAACATAGGTCTTCTTAATGTTTTCATTAATCCCCTAACCCAAAACCTCTATAGATACCTGCAAGCGTTGCTCCAGTTCCTAATGCTGTTTGAGCTAGACTAGGTGAGGGTGAAGTCTGAGTTTGAGTCTGACCTGGGTATCCAGCTATCAAAGAAGTAATACCTGAACCTAATGCTTGTGCTGCCTGTAAAGGTTGATTTAATTGTGCTTGTGCTAATTGTTGATTAGCCGATAATTGTGCTTGTGCTAATGCTTGGTTCTGTGCACCTAAAGTTGAAAGTGCTCCAACGTCTTGACCTAAGAATCCTTGTTGTGCACTACCTAAACCTAATTGTTGTTGACCCAATGCTTGTTGATTCATAAAGGCTTGTTGCGCTGCTTGTTGCGCTTGACCAAATCCTTGACCTAATAATTGTGCTTGTAATGCTGCCCGATTCCTGTCGCTTGAAGCCTGATACTCTGATCTCATAACACCTTCACGACCACCACCAAGAACACCAGCGCCTACAGCTTGAGCTGCAATACCAGGAATTCCTTTTGCTGATTGTACATCAAATTCTCTTAATGTTGTATCAATTACGTCTTGTTGATACGGAGACATAAATTGTTGATAAGCTGTTGGACCTGTTAATCCTGCTGCTGTTGTTTGTGCTTGTTGTGCACCTTGTAAAAACGGTTTATAAGCACCAATACCACCTATTGCTATGTTTTGCGCCGCTTGTTGTAATGGATCTTGTCCAGCTATAAATTGTGATCCTAAACTTTTAGAAAGATCAGCAGCTTTTAATCCACCAACTGCTGTTGTTAATTCTTGTAAATATGGTTTAGCTGCTGCTTCAATAAACGGAGCTGGTAAAATTTGTTGTTGTACTACTTCAGCCATTATACTACCTTCGATTCTAGTTTTTTCATGGTGTCATACATAATCTGAGCACCTTTATCTACACTACCACCACCTGCTGCTCTTACAGCATCGGCAGTAAATACAAATTCGTTGTTTGATAACATTGCAGGAATGTCATCTGCTTTTTCTTTTACACCAACTGGTGCAATAAATCCACCTGTTTCTCTAAGGTCTAATTCTTTAACACCTTTAGGATTAATATTAATTGGAAGTCCTTCGATACCTGCAGCCATTTCTACCTTGTCTCCAAAAGCATAACCTATTCTACCACCATCAGCATAGCCATATTCAGAAGTATCTCTCTCTACATTTTCTGCTATCTGATCTGCTGTGTATCCTAAATTAGAATAGTAAGATGATAAATATTTTCTTAGTGATTGTACATCTTGTGTAGCTATTTCTCTTGTTTCTTCTTCTTCATCCATTAAAGCAGCAAGTCCACCACCTATTGCAGTGCCTATACCAGCCTGTGCTAAAAACTTTTGAGGTCCTTCTAAATTTTTATATCCTTTTACAGCTGTAGATAAAAATGATGGTAAACCCATTTGTCCTATTCTTCCAAACAAACTTGTACCAGTAGCTCCGAAAGGAATCATACCACCTAAAGCAAGTAAACCTAGTTTACCAACATCAGATTTAAGTATGTTTTTAGCTCCCTTAGCTACACCTTTGACGGCTTTCTTAACGCCTTTTACTAGACTTCCTAATCCGTATAATTGTCTGGGTTCTTGCATTCTTGATATTGCCATAATTTAAATATATTTATACTGTTGAGCAGGCATAGATATCCTGAAAATACTACACTTTATTTGATTTTTGTATCTTCGTCAAGCGGTTTGGCGTTCTTTGCAGGGCGTGTACCTTGGTATAAATCATCAAAGAAACGACCACGATATAAGAACTCTCCAACGTGCGTAATAGTATCCATTACATATACATGAACTTTACCGCCCATATCTGTCCATTTTTGACAGAAACCAAAGTCTTCCCCAAAGTATCTTTTAGTTTTAAGGTCATGCCAAGTATCAAACAAGTTATAAAAGTTATCTTTCTTTTCTTCCTTACCATTAATATAAGTAGGTTGGTATATCTCTAATTCAGGATAATTTTTAATCATGTCTTCAATAACATGTCTTTTAATTAACATACATCCGGTAGGCGCATGAGTTACTTCTATAATACCTTTATCAGCTATAATATTATATTGATCTTCTACTTTAATTGGATAAGTAAAACCCGCTCTTGACATATCTTCTGCAGAAGTAATAGCATCTTCTTTATTATTGACTCTTCTCCATACTTTATTCCAATCCATCATTTTCATTGGATAAGGACATGCAATAACATCCTTGTCAGCTTTTAACATTTTTTCAATAGTAGAAAAACTAAAATCAATATCCGAGTCTATAAATAATAAATGTGTATATTTATCTTTATGATTTAAAAATTCTGCTACACTTAAATTTCTACCTTGTGTAACTAAAGAAGATTTTAATAAAGTAAAACTAACTAATATATTTCTCTGTAAACATTCTTGTTGAAATTTTAAAACAGCTTGACAATAATGCATAGATACATCGCTATGACAAGGAGTACAAACCATTATTTTATACGGAGATCTACCTCCTTCACCACCTACATTTATTTCAATCACGTTACTATCTCCTTCAACTTTATTAGTTTTTACAGTTTGATAGGTATCATTACTAGCCTCTGTTTTTTTATCTTCGTCAAACCAGATAGGTGTATTACTTAGTCTTGGCACTAATTGCTCCTGTTAAAAATCTTGTCCATGATGTACCTATCTTATTCCAATTGTAATAAGCATTAACGTAATCAGACTGAGTTTCTAAATGTTTATGTATAGTTTCTTCATGTAATATATTTGCTGAAGCTTCTATTGCAGAAGCAAATTTCATTGAAAGCCTTCTTAAATCATTATCAAAAGGTATGTACATAGGAAACTCAGCACCTGTTTCAAACAATGCACCAAGATTTGTTGTAATAGAATATAATCCACCAGCCATACATTCCAATAAAGATATACAAGATGTTTCTTCAAAGATACTTGGATATGCATACATATTGTATTTATGCATATTACTTTTTATAAAACTATTTGGTTTATATCCTATGTAATTTACATTAGGTAGTTTTCTTGCTTGTTCATATAGTTCTGTATATTCATGATCATTTTGATCAAAAAATTGTTTACCATAAACTTCACAAGATGAATATACATCCAAAGTAATTAAAGGGTTTTTAACTAATTGCATTGCACCTAATAAAACAGATAGTCCTCTCCACGGAGTGTTTTGATGAATTATTCTAATAGGGTCACCTTGTTTATAAGGTTTTGCTTTTTGTATTTTATCTACACCATTTTTAATTACCAAACATTTTTCTGCAGGTAGACCAAACATCATTCTAAATTTTTCAAAGGTCCAATGAGAATTAAATACATACCAATCATACTTGTGATGATTAGATTTATCTTGAAACCAAGGGACTAAATTAGGTTGATCATATGAATTTTTTTGCCAAAGTATATTTACTTTGTTTGGATGTAATGGAATTTTTTCTGGTACAGAAGTTGTAATCTGCACTTGATCTAATAATTTTTTATCAACGTATTCTTCTAAATAGTTGAATTGTAATTCTGTTCCACCCTTAGGGTTTTGGTTTCTTATTATCATTGTTCATTACTTTCTGGAACACATCTAAACCTTTTGGTGATACATGCACTGTTACATCAGTAACAATATCTGGTCCTTCTATTTTTTCTTTAGAAGTTTCACCTGTCTTTGTATTTCTATAAATTGTTATAGTTGTACAATCGATCTTATGTATGTTATCCGTTTTCATTCTCTCTGTTTATAAGCGCATAACTAACTACTACTTCAAGTTTGTTAGCTGTTTCTGCTTGCGCTTTTATAGCATCCCCTGCTTCTAAATTCAACCCCTGTTCTGTGGCATTGACTGTACTTGTAGCAGGTATGTCCTTTCTAAAAAATTCTACATCTGTACTAGCAGATGAATCTCTTAAATCACAGTTAACTAATACAGCCCCTGTGCTGTTATTAGATACATATACAGATTTTATAATAGCTACAGCAGATGTGGATATAGTTAAAACAGTTGTCATAGCTGTTCCATCTAATATTTTAGATGCATTTTTATATTGTATGCTCATGATAAAAAGTAATTAAAAGTATCTAATTCGTTTTTTAAGTCTTGTTGAAAAGAAAAATTAAGTTGTTGCTTCATTGTATTTAAAGACTCCATAATTTGTCTTTGATTATCTACATCATACTCTTCTTTTGGTTCAGGTATGTAATTAGTAATCTTAGCCATTACCTACCACCATAGTTTCTTTCGTTAGCTGTACCTTTACCAGAAACTCCACCTGATTGTTTTTCAAATGCCATACCTGGTCCACTAAAAGTAGATTTACCAATACTAGATAAACTTTCTCCTCTATCAGCTCTATCTTGCATTTCTGCTCTTTGTAAGTTTCTTAGTTCGGCTATTTTTGCTCTACTAGCATCTGTTTGTGGTGCTTTTCTTCCTATTATATTTTCAATTCTTCTTTGCATAGCGTCTGCTAATCCATAGCTAGTTGGTTTACCAAATCTACCGCCCGTAATAAAATTTAAAAAACCACCAGATACAGGGTTGTAGCCTTTCATAATACCTGAAGCAACTTGACCTGTAGGTGTTAAACCATACTGACTTCCATAAAAATTTTTCATACCAATAGATTCAGGGGATTGTTTAGGTAAAAAATTTGCTAGATTACTACCAGGAATTAAAAATTTAATTAATTTCATAATACCACTTTCTTGATTTTTATTAACCGCATCTATATACTCTTGACTTTGTTCATCATTAGTTGTCTCGTCTATTATAGACATGTCACTTACACCTTTAAATTTATTCATATCTAATGGTGCCTTTTGCATGATGTTTTTTGTAGGAAATATACTTTGAAATCTTCTTGGATCAGGGGGTAAAATACTTTCAGCCATAGTCTCCTCTAAAGTCATAGGTACATTTATATTTTTAGGTTCTTGATTAATTTGATTTACAAGATCTAGTTGACTTGTTTCATAAGCAGGTACCATGATACCTTGTTGCTGGTTTACAGGTACAATTGAAATTGTTCCATCAGGGTTTACTATAGGTTGATATTCCATTATCTTCGTCCGTCTGGTTGTGCATCTAATCTAAGTGTGCCATATCTCCATGACTCACCTACTGCTGTGTTGGCTATTTGAACAGAAACCAATCTGCCCCTTGCTCTTGTATCTACCTTATCAGTAGAAGAGGTTATTGTAAAGGGTCCAAGTGGAGAGCTAACAGCTACGTCATCTGGATAACTGCTTACGAATAACGTTACTTGAGCATCACCTGTTTGGTATTTAAAATCAGGTATAAATCGTTTTACAGACATAAAGAATTCTCCATCACCTCTATAATCAGCAACCC